GGGGGGGGGGGGGGGGGGCACCGACTGGCAGCGTAAAGAGCACGGGCGCTGGGGGCAGCGCTTTGAGCGTTACCATATCGGCAACCCGGACGGGCGGGACCTGGGCGACGAAGTACCGGGACCGACGAAGGGCGGCGGCATCACACACTGGGACGTGGCACCGCCGCCGGAATACTTCAGCGAGCTGGCCAGGGTGAGCCGGGCGCAGATCATATGGGGCGGCAATTACTTCGACCTGCCGCCCACGCGCTGCTTTGTGGTGTGGGACAAGGGCATCCCGGAGAAGTTCACCATGGCCATGTGCGAGTACGCCTGGACCAACTTCAACGCCAACGCCAAGCTATTCCATTATCTGCCGCAGGGTAAGAAGGGCGAGGAACGATTCCACCCGACGCAGAAGCCTGTGGCGCTGTACACGTGGCTGCTGAAGCTGTACGCGAAGCCGGGCATGAAGATCCTGGACACGCACGCAGGCAGCGCCAGCAGCCTGGTGGCCTGCCACCGCGCCGGCCTGGACGCCTGGGGCTATGAGATCGACCCGGAATACTTCCGCATGGCCAAGGAACGCCTGGAGCGGGAATGCGCGCAGGTGAACCTGTTCGACGTTTTATAAAGTGTGGTGATACAATGACCGACAGGGAGATCATGGCCATGGCCGTGGAGCGCTTCGGTGGCCGGCAGCTGGTGAAGTGCTGCGAGGAGCTGGCCGAGCTGCAGCAGGCCATCTGCAAGCTGTTCGACGGATCCGTGACCTATGACATGGACCTGGAAGCAGTCGTGGAAGAAATGGCCGACGTGGAAATCATGCTGGAGCAGGTGCGCATGATCCTGGGCGTGGATCCGGAACAGGAGGCACGCTGGCGGGACCGCAAGCTGCGCCGGCTGAGAGCACGCATGGAACAGCAGTAACAAACGCAAGGCAGGAAGGACCCCCACACGGGCGCGTGGGCGGCCTTCCTGCCGCTTTTATGTTGGGGCCTACCGGGCGACGGGCCGGCCAGCTGACGGGCATGCAGGCGCTTCCCTGGCTGTCTGGTGGGCGTTCGGTGTGGCGCGCTGGCCGGCAGCTATTTTATAGGCGCGAAGCGCCAGGCTATTTTCCCAGGCGCGCACGCGCCTGGCGTGCCCTTTTGTTTTTCCCTGAAAAAAGCGCGGGGTTAGAGGGGTGCGGGTGACGCGGTGTTGGGCAAGCGGTCGATTTTTATGGTTTTTTTTCCGCTGCTGATTATGATTGAAGCGATGCCCGCCGCCGAAAACGTGAAGCAGACCTATCCCGCCCCTGGTCAAAAGTTGGAAAGCCTCCTCCCCTACACCGGAAGCAACCGAGCCCCTTACAGCGTGGGACCTTGAAAAATTCAGGCGGGGCTTGTTTTCGCATTACAGAAGAATCCCTTTGTTTGATGGTCAACTGTAATAACTGTAATGTGTCCGACTGTGGCGTACAATAGGAAGAAAAGCCGCACATTACAATAATTACAGTTATTACAGAAAAAGAAAAGTATAAAATGTAATGGAAGCCCAGGCCCTTCCCTTCTTCCGGCCGGTCTGGTGGAAAACCTGGGGAAATACCTGGGGAAAAATACTGGGGAAAACGTGGAAAACAGGACACGGGCGCGCCGGCATCGACCGACGAAAAAGCATTGAAAACACGGAAAAAGGAGCAATCAGACGGCAAAAGGCAGCCTGGTAATTTTGAAGTTCTTCGGGACCAAAAGGTCGCAGGTTCAAATCCTGTCACCTCGACCACGCAAAAGCCCCAGAAACACGGCGTTTCTGGGGCTTTTCTTATGCCCTGGACCGGGCGGAAATTGGGGTAAAAAAGCCGAATTGGGGAAAAATGGGGAAAAACTGGCGCTATTCGTCCGGCTGCTGGTCCGGATCCTGGCCGGGCAGCTTCAGCTGCGGGCGCGGTGGCAGCTCCAGGCCGCTGAAGATCCGGTCGAAGGTGTGGGCGGCTTCATAGTCCCGGCGGGCGAAGGCGTGGGCGTAGATCCGCAGCGTGGTGGAGGCGTCACTGTGGCCCATGCGATTCGCAACGGCCACTACGTCCATGTTATTCGCCAGCAGGATGGAGGCATGGGTGTGGCGCAGATCATGGAAGCGCACGCCCTGGAAGCCGTGGGCATCCGCGAAGCGGCGGAACCACTTCGACGGCGTGTCATGGTGCAGCTGCCGGCCGTCCCAGCCGTGGACGATCCAGCCTTCCCCCTGCCACAAGTGCGGTACCAACCGCCGGCATTCGTCCTGGTATTCCCTGGTCTCGTGCAGCACCACCATCATGCCGACGGGCAGGGCTATTTCCCGTTCGCTGGACTCGGTCTTCGGATCCCCGGTGAAGTTCCCGGCCTGGGGCGCATACTTCAGGGCGCGGGACACGTCAATGGTGCCGCGCTCCCAGTCCACGTCTGACAGCTTCAGCTCCCCCACTTCGCCCAGGCGCAACCCGCAAAGCAGGGCCAGCAGCACGGCGGCCCTGTAGCACATGTTGGGCTCCTCCGCCAGGCAGCGGAGCAGGTCCAGGGCGCGCTCCTCCGTCAGCACCTTCACCTTTGTCTTCTTCACCTTCGGCCGCTTCACCCGGGCCATGGGGTTACGGTCCAGGACTTCCAGCTGGACGGCGACGGACAGCATGGCCTCCATGCACGTGTAATAGTGCAGCACGGTCTTCGCGGACAGGGGTTTGCGCTGCTGGCTGGCCGTGGCCAGCTTCTGCGAGGGCGCGCGCTTCCTGGCCAGGTCTGCGTCCGCCTTCCTGGTGTTCATCCGCGGGGAGTCCCGGACCTGGTTCAGCCACTCGGTGAGCATCATGGGCGTCAGCCTGGTCAGCTGCACGTCCCCCAGCAGCGGGAGGATCCGGCTGTCCAGCAGGAAGCGGTAGTCGCCATATGTGACCGGCGTGCAGTTCGGCTTCACGTACTGCTCCATCCAGACTTCCGCCCAGCTGCTGACCGTGTACCCTTGTTTGCCGGCGGACCGTTCGCCGGTCTCCACTTCTTCCTGCAGCCTGGCCAGCGCCTTCTCCGCTGCCTTCCGCTGCTGCTTTTCCGTCAGCTTCGCGTCCAGGTGGATGGTCTCCCGGATCCACTGCCACCCTGTGGGCGTGTCCACTTTAATGCCCACGCGCCAGCTGTTCTTCCCCCTTTTTTCAATGGTGCCCATAATTCAATAATCCTCCTGTGCGGTATATACCCTCATTTTTCCTGTAATGCTGTAAGGGCAGGTGCAAAAGTGCCCCAGACGTCCGGAAATTCCGGGCTTCTGGGGCATTCCATGTTCTCTGTAATGCTGGGCTCCGAAACTGTAAGGCTGCCCTGCATTAGGTGTAATGTCAGCCAAATCACTGCAATTCAGATAAATCCACCACGAAAGTGCCGCAAAACGGATCCACATCCCGCGGGGCGTGTTTGTCGTAAAGGTCAATTTCAATTCTGTCCCCGCCGCCATCAGCCAGCAGGCCGGCAACACAGAGCTGCATATCTGAAGCGCCGGGTTTGATCTTCGCAGACATGGAGCCAATGACAGAAGGCCCAGTGTAGCCTTCGGCCTTAATGGGCGTGGACTCCAGCAGGGTACCGTTCTGGGTTATGGTGTATTCCACGTCAGCCATCAGGGACTTGGTGGCATCGGAAGCATTTGCCACAGTGAACACAATGGCGACCGCCTGCCGGTCATCCCTGCCATATCCAACCACAGCCTGATGCAGCGTGAAGCTGAGATCGCCAACAGCAACAGCCTGGACTGTTTCGTCCTCCAGGATCCTGTGCGCAAGTTCATGATCCACGCCCTGGCGGAGCTGCACCAGGTCATCGACGGACATTGACGACAGATCGACGTCCGCCAGTGCAGCAGCGGACACCATGAGAAAAGCCAGGATTAACACACACACTTTACGCATTGCTATTTATCCCCCTTCTTTTCCAGCATTCGTGCCGGCATCTTTGTGACTTCCAGGGCGGCGATGGTGGCCGCGTTCGCGGCATCGGCCAGGCGCGCCCCGTCCCCCTGGGTGGCAGCGGTGAGGCAGGTGGCCAGCTGCCTCATGAAGTCCCGCCAGGCCATGAGGGGCTGTTCCCCGCAAGGCTTCCCGGAGCACATGTACATAATGGCCGCGTCCACCAGCGCGCCGACATCGCTGGCCGTGGGCGCGGATCCGCCGGCCAGGTTATTCAGCGTGACGAAGGACGACACCAGGGCGCTGGCGTTCGCGCTGCGCTCCGCGGACAGGCCGGTGATGTAGTCCAGGGAAACGTGGTAATAATTCGCCAGGGCCAGGGCGTGGTCGATGCTGGGCATCTTCCCCTTCTCATACCCGGACAGCGTGCTGCGGGACATGTTCAGCTCCGCGGCGACGTCCGCCTGGTTCATGTTGCGCTCCTTGCGAAGCTGTTCAAGTCGGCTTCCCGTGTAGAACATTCTGACATTCACCCCCGATAATGTTTTATTTTAGCACATTTTAATTTATTTATTTCATTCTTGTGTTTTTGTCGTGTATTTTCAACTTAATGTATTGACAAAAAAAAAAAAAACCGTAGAATGGTAGACACTTAAAACATTATATGTATTGCGTGCGAAGCATTCAAGCGGAAAAAGTACGAAATCAGCACGAAAAAACAGCCTACAACTACCGAACGGAGGGAACACCATGAAAGCATACGCCAACATTTACAGAGCGGCGCGCATGAAAGCCGCCCAGGACGAGCCGACCTTCTCCAGCCGGGAACGGGCAGCCGCGGAGCTGTACGTGAGCACCGACGCCCTGCAGGACTACGAGACCGGGAAGACCCTGCCGCCCTGTGACGTGGTGCAGCGGATGGTGGAGATCTACGGCGCGCCGGACCTGAAGCGGCAGCACATCCGGGCCAACTGCCCGCTGCTGCCGGACTACGGCAGCGAGAAGGAAGGCGTGCTGACCCGCGCCGCCCTGCTGTGGGCGCTGGAGGCCGGCAGCATGAGGGAAATGGCCGTGCGCTTCGCGGAGCTGGCCGTGGACGGCACCATCAGCACAGAGGAGCTGGACGAAGCCCGGCGCGTCCGCGGGAAGGCTGTGAAGCTGCGCCAGGTGATGGAAGAAAGCATCGCGGCGATCGACGCGGCCCTGAAGGAGGTGAAGCCATGAATCTGCAAACCGTGCGGACGATCTGCAAGGAGCTGGGGATCCCGGAGATCCGGGTGCGGCGCGCCATCGAAGCCGGCAAGCTGGACACCATGAAGCTGGGCAGCCGGACGCTGGTGGACCTGGACACGGCCAGGGAGATCCTGAAGCCGGTGATGGACGGCGCGACCATTGAAGACGTCAGCAAGGAAACCGGGCTGAACATCACGGCGATCCGGCGGGGCATCCGGGAAGGCTGGATCCCCTGCGAAAAGCCCGGCAAGGCTTATGTGTTTGACCTGGACGAGGTGAAGAAAGCCCTGCGGAAGCGGATGAAAGAAAAGTAGAACGGAGCGCAGCCCATGGACATCAGAGAATTTCTACAGCTGCTCCAGCACGTGAGCGGACCGAACAGCAGCGGGGAGTACACGGCGCGCTGTCCCTGTCACGACGACAAGACGGCCAGCCTGACCGTGACGGTGAAGGCCAGCCCAAAGGACGGCCGGGACCGCATTTACTTCCACTGCCACGCCGGCTGCTCCAACGACGCCATCATGGCGCGGCTGGGCCTGAAGCCGGTGGACCTGATCCTGAACCCGGAACCGGCCAAGGGAGGCGCGAAGCCTGCGCGGGCGAAGAAGAAGGCCGCGGATCCGCAGCCAGCGCCGCCACCGAAGGCGGCCCAGGCAGAGAAGCCGAAGATCGACTACGCCCACCCGGAGGCGGTGTACAGCTACACCGACAAGGACGGGCAGGAGCTTTTCCAGGTGTGCAGGTACGCCTACACCCAGGACGGCAAGCCGGCCAAGACCTTCCGCCAACGCCGCTATGATCCGCAAAATCCGGACGCCAACCGGCAGGGCTACGTGAACAAGGTGCCGGCAGAGCTGCGGGACCACACCCTGTACAAGATGCCGGAGATCACCGCGGCCATGCAGGAAGGCCGGCCGATCTACGTGGTGGAAGGCGAAAAGGACGTGGAAACGCTGCTGCGCCTGGGCCACGCGGCCACCTGCAACCCAGGCGGCGCGGGCAAGTGGCGGGAAAGCTACTCCCGGCTGCTGGCCGGTGCGGACATCATCATCCTGCCGGACTGTGACACCAAGGAGAACGACTACACCGGGCAGAACCACGCCCTGGACGTGGCGCTTAGATCCCGGCCCTACGCCAGGCGGGTGCGGCTGGTGGACATCAAGGAAGCCTGCCCGGAGCTGCCGGCCAAGGGCGACGTCAGCGACATGGTGAAGATCCTGGGCGACCAGGAAGCCATGGACGCGCTGGCCAGGCAGGTGGCCGCCACGCGGGACTTCGATCCCAGCGCGGTGCCCTTCTGGCTGACGCCCATGGAGCAGGCCGCCAGGCTGTACACCCAGGTGCTGGGCTACACGGTGGACGACGGCTGCATCGCCCAGATCACCAACGACGGGGCGCGGGCGCTGACGGACTTTGTGGTGATCCCCCGCATGGAGCTGACCAGGGACGACGGCGTGGACACTTCGATGTGGTTTGTGCTGGACGGCTGGAGCAGCAGCGGCCACCGGCTGGAGCGCGTGACGATCGGCAGCAAGGAGCTGGACGCCATGAATTGGGTGACGGGCAAGTGGGGCTTTTCCGCCAGCCTGGCACCCGGCACCGCGACAAAGGACAAGGTGGCCTGGGCCATCAAGAAGGTGGGCCAGCTGACGGCCAAGCGCGTGACCGAATACAACCACACCGGCTGGCGCAAGATCGACGGCCAATGGTGCTTCCTGTACCACGGCGGAGCCGTGGGCATGGAGGGCGTGACCGTGGACATGGGCGACGCCCTAAAGACCTACCGGCTGGACGGCAACGGCGCGCCGGGCTTCGACAAGATCAGCTACCAAGACGCAGCCACCCAGTCCATGATGCTCCAGTACGTGATGAAGGAAGAAATCGGCGTGGCGCTGCTGGGCGTCAGCTACCTGGCACCGCTGCGGGAGTTCATGAACCAAATGGACATCGTGCCGGCCTTCGCCCTGTTCCTGTACGGCGAAAGCGGGACCCACAAAACCACCGCGGCCGCCCTGGCCATGAGCCACTTCGGTAACTTCCACGCAAAAAACCCGCCGGCCAGTTTCAACGACACCAGCCGGAGCATCCAGAAAAAGGCGTTTCTTGTGAAGGACATGCCGCTGCTGGTGGACGACTACCACCCGGTGAGCAGCCTGCAGGAAAAGCGGCAGATGGCCGCCACCGCCCAGGCGCTGTCCCGCGCCTTCGGTGACACGGCGGACCGCGGCCGGCTGAACGCAGACAGCTCCATCAAGGCCAGCACCCCGCCCCGCAGCGTGGCGATCATCACCGGCGAGGACCTGCCGGCGATCGGGGCCAGCGGCCTGGCGCGCTTCTTCATCCTGGACATAGACAAGGGGGACATTCCCGTGGGAAAAGACCTGACGGACATGCAGGAAGCGGCCCGGCAGGGCTACCTGCAGAAGTCCATGCGGGGGTACATCCGCTGGCTGCAAGCCCAGACCGACCGGCTGCCGCAGCGGCTGCACGACATGTTCCTGGAGTTCCGCGAAATGAACCGGACCATGGGCGGCGACCAGCACGGCCGTGCCCCGGAGGCGGTGGCCTGCATCATGATCGGCTACGCCATGATGCTGGACTACTTCCGGACGCTGGGGCTGTTCGACACAGAGACCGCGGAGGCCATGCTGAAGGACGCCCACCGGGCACTACTGAGCGCCAGCAAGGCCCAGAGCGCTGACATGGAAAGCGAAAAGCCCACCAGGATCTTCCTGGACAGCATGGGCGAGCTGCTGGCCAGCCACAGCGTGGTCCTGAAGGACCTGACGCCCGGCAGCGAGGGCAGCGGCAGCAAGAAGCCCGGCGAGGACATGGCCGGCTACTTCGACAACGATTATTATTATCTACTTCCCCAGGTGGCCTTCGGGTGCGTGTCCAGGCTGTGCCGGGAGCAGGGCATTGAGTTCCCCGTCAGCCTGAAGGCACTGTACAAGCATTTAAGGACCGACGGCGTGCTGAAGTGCTTCATGGACGGCAGCGACACGCCGACCCGGAATAAGTGGATCGACGGCCGGAGCGTCCGGCTGCTGTGGATCCCGCGGGCCGCCATGGATGGACCGAAGCCGACCGTGAAGCAGGAGCAAATGGACTTCACGCAGGTGGACGACGCGGACCTGCCCGAACAATGGAAATAGAAAAGCGTCAGCGCTGACGCTTTTGAAGGAGGGACGACATGAGAGCGAAAAGCGACGCGACGGAACAGAAGCCCAGGGAATACTGGCGGGAGATCCCCGGCTTCGGCGGGCTGTACCAGGCCAGCAGCGAGGGCCGGATCCGGCGCGTGATGCCCGACGGGAAGCACAAGCAGGTGAAGATCGTGCCGGACTGCGGCACCAGCGGCAAGCAGTACGTGGCCAACCTGTACATGGACGGCCGCCGGATCCAGCGGACCGTGCTGCGGCTGGTGGCCCTGGCCTTCTTCCCCGCGGACCGGATGGCCGGCTCCCTCGTGGTGCACCGGAACGGGCTGCACAGTGACAACAGCGTGTGGAATGTGAAGCTGGTGACGCCATCGGAGAACGGGCGAAATCACGGCGACTCCAGGCGCCGCACGGTGTGCATGGTGGACAGCACCGGCGCGGTGATCCAGTTCTTCCCGTCCATCCGGGCCGCCTGCGCTGCCACCGGCCTGGCCAAACAGACGATTTACAGACACTGCGACAACCGGAAAAACCGAGGGCTGCCCGGCGGGATCAGCTTCCGGTGGGACAGGGGTGAATGACGTGGGACACCACAAGGACGGATTGACAGCCAGCTGCCCACACTTCCAGGAGCGCAGGGACTACAAGGGCGGGCACTGGATCCGCTGCAGGATAGGCACCAAAGCCTTCTGCAGCGCCTGGGAACGCAACCAGCACTATAAAACCATCTGCTGCCAGTGCGGCAGGGGGTGCGAATTATTGAACATCATGACAAGGAGGGGACCCAAGAAATGAATGAAATGATTACCCTGGCGAACATCGAGCGCAGAATCAGCTTCCACATGCAAGGCGCGTATTCCAACATCCTGGAGGTGGGCCGGTGCCTGATCGAAGCGAAGGAAAGCGGCCTGGTGCCGCATGGACAGTGGGAAGCCTGGGTGAACCGGGTGGCCGGCATGAGCGAACGCAGCGCCCAGCGTCTGATGCAGGCGGCGCGGGAAGTCAGCCCGGAAAGCGCCATGGCCAAGCTGCCGATCAGCAAGATCCAGGCGATCCTGGCCCTGCCGGAGCCGCAGCGGGAAGAAGTGGCCGTGAAGGCGGTGGAAGAAAACCAGACCCTTCGGGAGCTGCAAGCCACCATTGACGCCATGCGGGGCGACCTGGAGAAATCCAAGACGACGGTCCAGCGCGTGGAGCGGGAACGGGACAGCGCCCTGGCCATCAATGAGCGGATATACCGCGAACGGGCAGACCTGGCCAGGGAACGGGACGCTGCGAAGCAGGCCCTGGAGGCAAGCAAGGCGGACCAGCAGGCGAAGGTGGCCGCGCTGGCGCAATCCGAGAGGCGGATCGACGCGCTGAAGCGGGAGCTGAAACAGGCGAAGGAAGCGCCCGGCAAGGGCATCAGCCCCGAAGCGCAGGCGCGCATTGATCAGCTGCGGGGCGAGCTGAAGGCCGAACAGCGCAAGGTGGAAATCCTGTACACCGAGACACAGACCCTGGGGACCCAGAAGGACGCCCTGCGGGAAATGCTGGCCGAAGCGCGGGAAGCCCAGGCCACCGGCATCAGCGACGAAGCCCAGGCCGAGATCGACAGACTGACCGCCCAGCTGGCCGACGCCGAGAAGATGGCCGAATACCAGGCGGAACAGCGCCAGCAGGCGCAGCGGGAGCTGATGGACCTGAAGACCCAGGCGGCCCGCGGCGACGCGGCCCCGGTGGAAGATCTGACCGCTGAAAGCGTGGGCCTGGCCGTGCGCACGTTCATCACTTCGGTGGGCTACCTTCCCCACTCCGACAAGCTGACCGCCATGCGCTACCAGGACCGGCAGCAGGTGCAAGCCTTCGCCCGGATGATCGGGAAGTGGGCCACGGACGTCCAGAACACGCTGGACAACGTGAACGAAGCCATCGTGATCATGGAGGGCTGACCATGAACGAGATGATCATGCGAGACGGGAAGCTGATGCCCGTACAAACGGCGAACGCCCTGGAGCTGAAGCACATGGCGGAAATGATGGCCACCATGGCAGCCATGCTGCAGGCCACCACGGAGAGCATGGAGCAGCTGCGGCGGCAGGTGCGGCTGCTGGAGAAGGTGACCCCCGCCCAGGCCACCAGCATCAACCGGGCCATCCGGGACCGGGCCACGGAGATCTGCACCATCTACATGGTGCGGGGCGACCAGGGCGAAAAGCTGGCGGCGGCCGCGATCCGGAAGGCCGTGAAGCTGCAATTCGGAGCGGGATCCGTGAAGGAGGTCCCGCGCTGCGACTACGAAATCGCCCTGGAGCAGGTGCGGACATGGGACGACTATAAGGCCATGAAGGCCATCAGAGAGAAGGCAAGAGCATGAACAAGGAAGAAGTCAAAGCGGCGCTTCGCTGCTGCATCGTTCGAGACCCCGACGACAAAAAGCGCTGCCCGGAATGCCCGTACAGGGACCCGGCCGCCTACTGCGTGAACCGCCTGTTCATGGACGCGCTGAAGCTGCTGGACGAACCGGAGCCGGTGCGGCTGGTGACGGCCGAAGACTTCCAGCGGCCGGACGCGGACGCCGGCGGCGCGATCCCCTGCTGGAAGGAAGCGAAGAGCCCGACCCGGCGCAGCGGTTGGGCGGTGATCGTGTATGGCAAGTGGCTGGCCGACGAAGGGACGGCCCGGTACTGGACGGGCAAGCCCACCGACGAACAAAGGGAGGCAACGCCATGGCTATAACAAGCACCCACACCTGCGACACCTGCCGTCACGACCTGGGCGGCGGGTGCTGCCGGATCAACCTGGAGGCGGAATGCGCAGCGGGTGAGTTTGAAGCCTGGGAACCGAAAGAACCGGAGGACGACCATGGACATTGACAAGGCAGCAGAAGCCCGGTCCCGCATGGTGAGCGGCTTCCATGAGTTTGCCGGCGGGCTGGTGGACCTTGTGACGCTGGCCTTCCAGGACCTGGCCAAGACGCTGGGCGCTATCGACTGGAGCGGGCTGGCAAAGCTGAAGGAAGCGGACCCGGACCTGTTCAACTGGACCGCCAGCGGCCCGATCCGGCGCGTACAGCTCCGGAGGGCGCGGGCAATGATGGAAGGGAAAAGGAAATGACGAAATTCAAGAACATCTACGACGGGGTGAGCATGGAACAATTCGCCAACGCCATGCAGCTGATCAGCAACACCACCCGCTACGACAGCGAAATGAAGCTGACGGACCTGGAGGAAATCGCGCTGGCGCGGATCCTGGCCTATGAGGGCATCAACGAGAACGGCGGACACTATGCCCACGCGGTGGACTTCCTGTGGATGGCCCACAGAATCAGCACGGCCACCAAGCTGAAGCTGCTGGATCTGATGGACAGCGGCCACCTGATCGACATGCTGAACCACAAGACGAAAGGGGAAACGACATGAACAAGGTTATTTTGATCGGCAACCTGGCGAACGACCCGGAAGCCCACACCACGCAAAGTGGCATCAGCCGCAGCACCTTCCGCCTGGCCGTGCAGCGGAAATACGCCAACGCCCAGGGCGTCCGGGAGGCGGACTTCCTGACCATCGTGGCCTGGCGGCAGACCGCCGACTTCTGCAACAGCTACCTGGTGAAGGGCCGGAAGATCGCCGTGGAAGGCAGCATCCAGACCCGCAGCTACGAGACCGACGACGGCCAGAAGCGCTACGTGACGGAGATCATCGCGGACAGCGTGGAAGCCCTGGGAAGGGCGAAGGGCGCGGATCCCGGACCGGAAGAACCGGCACCGCGTCCCGGTGAAAGCGGCGAATTTGAAGAAGTCGAAGACGACGAGCTGCCATTCTCATAATGGCAGCTACATAACTGACAAGTGACGGAGGGGCGGCAGCATGACACTGACAGCAAAGGAAATCCTGGAGCGATGCAGGCGGGCGGAGGCGGATATGCGCCGCCTGAAGGAAAAGGTTGAAATGTACCGCGACACGGCCGGACGCATGACCGCCAGCCTGGACGGCATCGGCGCGAGGAGCACCGGCGAGTCGGACCACATGGCGACGATCGTGGGCGAGATCGACGCGGTGGAACGGGACCTGCGGCAGCGGGACCGGGAATACACCGCGGAGGTGGCCGCCGCCTGCCAGCTGCTGGACATGCTGCCCGCCCTGGAGTGCAGCGTGCTGAGCCGTTACTACGTGCACGGCCAGAACCTGCGCGCCATCGCCCAAGAGCTGGGGTACAGCTACAACTACGTGCGCAATCGCAAAGCCGTGGGCTGCCGACAGCTGGCCAACCTGGGCGAAGGCGAAGTGATGCGGCTGCTGCCCTACTGGTACATCATCGAGGACGAAAAACGGGAAAAGCGTCAGCGCTGACGCTTTTGGGAAGCCTATAACCGCCAAAAAAGATACGACATGTTGCAAAATAGATACGGCATGTTGCAAAATAGATACGGGATAGGCTCTTGATGTTACACCCCCACCTGTGCTATATATAAACTACCCGGTGCGGGCAAGGGCGGGACGGAGCCTTCCAAGGCCGCCGCCCACCATCCCTTCAAGTGGTTCCTCCTGTAATCGCTACGATCATTAACCCGCACGGTACGCCCAGCGCGAGCCCATACGCGCCGGGCGTTTTCTATGCTCAAAAACAAGGGGGGTGAAAGCGTGGCCTATTTTGAACAGCCGGGCGCTCCGGACTGCGGGACGTGCTGGCAGCGGGACCAGTGCCCGAACGCCCAGGCGGGCGAGTTCTGCCCCAGGTGGCAATCGACGAAGCCGGCGGCCAGGGAGCCGGATCCGAACGACCTATGGCGGCAGGGCGAGGACGTGGGCTTCTGATGGACTACAAGGAAAGCATTCCCTTCTATCACCGGGAAGCCTGGAAGCGGGTGCGGAAGCTGGCGCTGCAGCGGGACGGCGGCATGTGCCAGGACTGCATGGACCGGCTGCGGGCCGGCTACGGGATCAAGCCGCGCCGGGCGCAGATGGTCCACCACATCATCCCCCTGGAGGAGCGCCCCGACCTGGCACTGAACCTGGACAACCTGCGCAGCCTTTGCAATGAGTGCCATAATAAAGAGCACCCGGAGAAGGGGCGGCAGGCCCGGAAGAAGGAAGCGCCCGCGGTCCGGAACCGGATGCGGGTGATCAAAGTATAGGAGGGCAAAGACATGAACGACACACTGAAGCAGGCACACTTTGAACGGATCACCGACGAAAAGGCCCGGAAGGTCTACGAGTACCTGTGCGACGCCTGCGACAAGCGGGTGGGCGGGATCACCGACGCCGACCAAATGCTGGTGGCGGACTACGCCTACGCCGAACAGGTGAAGGGCGTGCTGATGGACGACATCGCCAAGCGCGGCATCGGCCAGGAACGGTCCAACGGCCGGCAGAAATACTGGCAGGACAACAAGAGCCTGGCCCACTTCCGGTCCTACTGCGACCAGCAGCGGAAGCAGCTGGCGGAGCTGCGGCTGACGCCGAACGGCCGCAAAGCGGAAAGCGTGAGCATAGATGACGACTTCGACAACTTCCCCGATTGATAGCAACCGCCGGGAAGGCGGCAGCGCCGTGGAGCGATGCCTGGACTATGCCCGGCAGGCTGTCAATGGGGAAATTGTCGTATGTGAAAAGACCAGGATGGCCTGCCGCCGCTTCCTGGACGACCTGGAAAAGAGCCGGACGGATCCGGACTATCCCTGGGCCTTCGATGCCCACAAGGCGGCGCGCCCCGTGGACTTCATGGAGCGCTTTTTGGTGCCCACCAAAGGCAACTACGACCGCATGGTGCTGATGGGCTGGCAATGCTTCATCGAGTGCAACCTGTTCGGCTGGGTGGACAAGCGGACAGGGCTGCGACGCTTCCGCGAAGCCCTGATCGTGGTGGGCAGCGGCAACGGCAAATCCACCATGATGGCCGGCAACGCCACATTCATGGCCTGCAAGGACAACGAGCAAGGCCCGGAAGTGTACCTGCTGGCCAACAGCAAGGACCAGGCCGGCATTGTGTTCAACGAGTGCAAGGCGCAGATCGAGGCCAGCCGCTTCTTGGCCCCGCGCTTCAGGACGCTGCGGGACGGCGTTTACTACGACAAGGCCAACGCCGTGATCCGGCACCGCAGCAGCGACAGCAAACGCCTGGACGGCCTGAACCCGCACGGCGCGATCTTCGACGAGATCCACGAATACCGGGACTTTAAGCTGCTGAACATCATCAAGAAAAAGACCGTCAAGCGCGACCAGCCCCTGATCATGTACATCACGACCATGGGCAACGTGCTGGACGGTCCGCTGGCCTATTACTACGACGTGTTCACCGACGCGCTGCTGGGGCACCTGGACCCCACAGTGTCCGATCGGATGTTTGCGTTTATCGCAGAGCTGGACGCCACGGACGACATCGAGGACAGCAGCCTGTGGGTGAAGGCGAACCCGTCCATCGGTGCGACGCTGAAGCTGGAGGACCTGGAGGCCGACTGGAAGCGCAGCAAGCTGACGCCCAGCGAGCGCGCCAATTTCATCTGCAAACAGCTGAACATCATGGTGAACGCCGACGACATGGCCTTTGTGCAGCCGGAGGTCATCAAGCGGAACCGGGACAGCATTCCAGAGGAGAGCCTGCTGGGCCGGCGCTGCTACGGCGGCTTCGACCTGTCCAACCGCGAAGACTTCACAGCGGCCGCCCTGGAGTTCCCGCTGGACGACGGGCGCAGCTTTGTGAAGCTGCACAGCTGGCTGCCGCGGCGGAAGGTGGAGCTGGACCAGGAAAAGATCGACTACTATGGCCTGGCCATGAAGGGCTACCTGACCATAGTGGAGGGCGAATACATCCAGCAGGAGGACGTCTTCAACTGGTTTGTGGAGCAGGCGAAGCTGTACGAGCTGGTGACCATCGGCTACGACCCGGCGAACGCTACGCGCCTGCGGCAAATGCTGGAGAACCGCGGCTTCGACTGCCAGGTGGTGCGCCAGGGGCCGATCACCTTAAACGACCCCATGAAGGACATCAAGGAGCAGCTGCTGGCCGGCCACGTGGTCAGCAACTGCGACCCCATGCTGGCCTGGTATACCGACAACGTGCGGATCAGCGGCGAGCGCCGGCACGCCGACAAGGACAACTGGATGCCCACGAAGCGGAACAAGTTCAGAAAGATCGACGGCTTCATGGCCTGGCTGGACGCCCACTGCGTCCGCATGGACAAGCAGCCGGCCGGCATGGTGGTGACGCCGCCCAGGATCCGCGTGGTGAACCTGGGCGGAAGAACACACAGACGACAGTAAGGGGTGATGGAACATGTGGCCTTTTGGCAGGAAGAAAAGGGCCGAAAAGAAGGCACGGGACGAGCCCAGCAGGAACCGCAACCGGAACCTGCGCTCGATCAACCGGCCGCGGGCTGACAACACGATCCAGGGCAATGAGGCGATCTATGCAGCGGTGAGCCGAATTGCCAACACCATGGGCATGATCCCCATGCACATCTACAAGGACTACACCATCCAACCGAAGCACCCGCTGGAGCGGCTGCTGGCCCTGGAGCCGAACCCAAACTTCACGGCCTTCAGCTTCCGCCAGACCATGGAAGTGTTGCGCAACACGGAGGGCAACGCCTACGCGCTGCGCGTGCTGGACAAGCTGGGCGGGCTGCAGCGGCTGGACATCCTGAACCCCACGCGGGTGATGCCCATGCGGGACCCGACGGACGGCAGTGTCTGGTACCAGATTACGCTGGACGACGGGCAGCCCTACGTGGTGCCCGGCTACATGCTGCTGAACCTTCGGCACATGAGCGCGAACGGCGAAAAGGGCATCCGCCCGATCGACGTGCTGCGCAAGAGCCTGGACTACGACACGCAGGTGAAGGAGCTGAGCCTGGACCAGCTGGACGGCGTGAACCACGGCATCATGCTGACGGTGCCGAACACCGGCCTGAACCAGGAACAGAAGGACGAGCTGGTGGACCGCTTCCTGGAGACCTACGAAAAAAGCGGCCGGTCCGTGGTGGTCCTGGAGGGCGGTCTGACGGCCACCAACTTCTCCAGCTCCCCGGTGGACAGCCAGCTGCTGGACGTGGAAAGGATCACCCGGAACCGGGTGGCGACGGTGTACAACCTGCCGCCCCACATGCTGGGTGATTATTCCGACACCAGCTTCTCCACGGCTGAACAGCAGATGCAGGAATTTCTCCAGCTGACGATCATGCCGATCGTGCAGCAGTGGGAGGACGAATGCAACCGGAAGCTGCTGACGCCCCAGGACTACGCGGACGGCTACCGGATTCGCTGCGACACCGACGCCCTGACGCGGGCGGACGCCCTGGCCACGGCCCAGACCAACCAGATGGCGATCCGCGGCGGCTGGCGGAAGCCGAACGAGGTGCGGCAGTCCGAATACCGGCCGCCGGATCCCTACGGCGACAAGCTGATGGGCAGCCGGGACATCCTGCCGCTGCAGATCATGGTGGAAAAGCCGGAGCTGCTGCTGGGCGGCAAGGTGGAAACCACCCCCGACGGAAGGAAGTGACAAATAATGGCTTTTTATACCTTTACGACGCGCCGGGACGAAGCCACCGGCCAGGACGAAGACGTGCTGTACATCGACGGGATCCTGGAAGTGGACCGCGACTGGTGGCTGGGCGGCGGGCAGGTGATCGCCAGGGACTTCCGGCGAAGCCTGGGACGCCTGAAGGACGTGACCGTGTACATCAACAGCCCCGGCGGCGACGTGATGGCCGGCGCGGAGATCTACACCGCCCTGCGGGAACACAGTGAACATGGCAAGGGCCGCGTCACTGTGAAGGTGACGGGCATCGCTGCCAGCGCTGCCAGCATGGTGGCCATGGCCGGCGACGAGGTGCTGATGAGCCCCGTGGCCTACATGATGATTCACAACCCCTGGAGCGCCGCAGTGGGCAACGCCAAGGAGCTGCGGAAGCAGGCCGACGCCCTGGACGTGATCAGCGAGGGCCTGGTCAACGCCTACGAGCGCCGAACCGGGAAGACGCGGGACGAGCTGATGCAGCTGCTGGACGGCGAGACCTACATGAGCGCCCAGACCTGCGTGGACGAGGGCTTCGCGGACGGCATCCTGTACGGCGAAGCGTCGGCCGGCGACGACGGCCAGCGGAAGACCACGGCCATGATGCAGGCGAAAAACTACGGCCGGCAGGCCGTGATGGCCATGCTCCGGGAACACGAACCGGAACCGGCCCCGGATCCCCAGCCAGATCCGGACGCAGCCAAGCGGGCGGAGTTCGCCAAGCGCGCCGCCTTCATGGCCAAACTTTTCTAAAAAGCGTCAGCGCTGACGCTTTTTAATTATTTGAACGGAGGGCAAGAAAATGAATGAGCTTCAGAAACTGATGAACCAGATCACCGACCTGGGCAACCAGATCCGGACCGCCACCGCCGCCTTCGCGGCGCACGCGACCGACACCAGCGTGAGCATCGCTGACCTGGAAAAGGAACAGGCCGTCCTGAACGACATGAACAAGCGCCTGGCCGCCATGCAGGCCGCCTACGCTGCCATGACCCAGGCGGCTGCCGCCAGCGTGCAGCCTGCCGGCAGTGAGGGCCAGACCCGCACGCTGAAGGACATGCTCAAGTCCAACGAGTACGCCCGCGCCTTCGCCTACGCGATCCAGAA